AGAAAATTCCATTACTACCAATTTTATCATTTAATGAATTATGAAGTGAGGGTATAAATGGTTTAGTTGTATAATTGCCAGATTCATCGTAAGTTCTCTCTGCAATATAATCTTTTAATAAATTATATCTTGTTTTTGTTTGAATTTTCTTTACTTTACCATCAGTGACACGAAGTAGTTCAACAAAATCAGTATCATCTAGATCAGTTATTAATTTTTTAGTTAATGTAAGAGTTATTTTTAATCTATCAGCA